TCCAACAGGTAAAGGGGCTTCCGGGTTTACGGGTGGAGGGTATCCATACACATTAAAAGATGTGCCAGTGCTGTCCTCATCTATTAAAGAGACCGCGCGAGTCAAAAAAATCGAGATTGTAAACATAAGCTCCTATGCCCCTTATGCGTTGGACTTAGAGCAGGGAGTGTTTTTTACCCCTCGTGAAAACTTGAGACCAATCGGAAGGGTCGTTGAGACAGGCAAAAGACCACAAGGCCCTCACTTTCGTGGTGATGTTAGGGGCTTTGGGTCAGGAGGCAATGCTAGAAGTACGGCAGAACTTGATTGGTATTCGACTTATGCAAGTGCAGGCAAAATGCAACAGTCTTTGAGCCGAGGAGTATTGTTTGGCTTTGAAAGTAAGCGATGAGATACCAAGCTATTCGTGCGGCGATTGAAGGCCCGATTCAAACAGCATTTGCGGCGCTAAGTCCAGCAGTCCCTGTATTTTTTGATGGCATTACGGCAGCGCCTGCGAATGCAACTACTGAGTACGTTCGAGTAAACGTTGCATTTGGCCTGACAACAGAAGTAACACTGACCAACAATCTTGACTTTGTTCGCGGCAGTGTAATTATTCGTGTTTACAGCGAAAAGGGGAAAGGCCCTGCCAGAAATCAAACTTTATTGAATACTGCAGTAACAACTTTGACGAGCTTGTCTGCCTCAACGCGAGATAGCTCAGGTATTTATTTACGTCCAGGGGCGATCAACGGACCAACGTTTTCAGCGGAAGAGGCAAGCCCCCATTTCGTAGGACGGATTGATGCGTCATTTACGGCAGAGGATCAAGATTAGATGTTTTGTTCTTCGCACGCTAAGCTGTATGAGTCCGGGTTTCGCCCGTAAGTCCACCATTCTCAGTACCACGAATGGCTACCGTCCTTTCGGGCACCTCTGGCGCCCTTTATTACAAGCCTGCCGGCACCTCTGGAACCTTTAAGGCTGCAGATGTCACCAACGCTAGCGATTCCATCAAAGTCGGAACGTTTCTGAACTTCAAAGTAAACGACAAAGTTTCGTTTACTACTGGCGGAGGCACCCTCCCCGGTGGTTTAGTCGCAGGAACTCCTGTTTTCGTCAAGACCTACACCGCTTCTACCGGGGTAGCAACGTTTTCTGCAACATCAGGCGGTTCTATTCTCGCCCTGGCAAACGACGGGGCTGACGGCACCAGCGCTTTCGGAATTGCGTTTACTGAGTTCCAAGCAGTAGCAAACGTTCGCTCTTGGAACTTTGAAGTAACCCGAGATGAAATTGATGTAACAAGCATCGGCGGCACGTTGGGTCAAAGCGCACCATTCCGAACCTTTATCTCTGGGTTTGCGGATGGCACGGGCTCAGCTGAGGTTTACTTCACTGATGACGACACCGGCATTTCGGCTCGTTTGATTGAAGACGTTACTCAGCGCAACCAAGCTGGTGCAACGTTCAAGCTGTATATGGATGCAGTTGTTTCAGCTGGTACGCCAGATGATGCAGCTAGCCGTTCCATTTCAATGGAAGCGGTGCTGACTTCTGCGAGTTTCTCCGTAACTCCAGACGATGCTCAGGCGATTTCAATTAACTTCCGCCCAACGTCAGCCCCTACATTCGACTTTGCCAAGAGCTAATAGTCGATTAATGATAAAGAAGCCCTTGACATTGTTAGGGGCTTTTTTAGTGCTAGTGTAGTAAGACAATTAGTTTTAACTCATGGCATTACGCGCCATTGACCGTCTCAAGAAAGCTGCAAACTTAGAAGCAACAAAAAGAGTCGTTACTCTTTCAGACGACAGCAAGTTTGAAATGTGGGTTACGCCATTGACGATGGCAGAGCGTGAGCGTGCTCAAAAGCGTGCTGGATCGGATGACGCTAATGCGTTTGCGTTGCAGCTTTTAATTACGAAAGCAAAGGACGAAGTCGGGGAGTCTTTGTTTTTGGCTGGTGAAGTTGACGTGCTTAAGAACGAGGTGAAGGACAAGGATTTGCAGTCTTTGATGCTGGCAATTCTGACTGACGACGAAGAAGAAGAGGCAATTGACCCAAAATCCTAGGAGCCGAGCTTCGGAAGGATAACTGGCTCATGTTGCAGTTTGGTATTGCCAAAGAACTTGGCATGAGCTTATCGGAGCTACGGTCAACGATGACAGCAGAAGAGGTTTTGGGTTGGAGCGCGTATTTTAAAATTTTGAACGAAGAGCAGGAGAAGGAATTAGCAAAGGCCCGTAGGCGCAGGTAGAGTGGAAGAATAGGAGTTTTTTGACTTGTGGCCTCTTATTCCGCAACTATTGAGGTCGGGACTAGGGGCACAGCTGCTCTTGAAAAGCTTCTTGACAGTATAGACAGTCTTTCTGGGAGTATTGATAAAGTCAACAGAAGCACTGTTTTTGGCAGCAAGCAGGTTGCAAGTCTAAATGAATACAATACAGCGTTAAAAAAAGCTACTGCTAATCTTGCAAAGACAAGAGTTGTTTTAGACAAGTCTGGGCAGGCTGCTGGTAATTACGCAAGGGCTATTAAAACTTATGTTGATGCTTTGGGTTCCGCAAATGGTGCTCAAGATTTAACTAATAAGCTGGTCCAACAGGAAATACAAGGCAGGGGAAAAGCTACTGCTGCTTTAAAGAAATACAACGCTGCTGCTGCGTCAGCCCGTCAGGCTGGTGGCAGCATGGCCGGTCGCTATATGCGACCAGGATCTGGAGTCTCTGCCACGCAGTATTCCAGCCCCATCGGTCCAGAGCCTTCGTTTGCTTTTTCCGGGCAGTCCACAGCGGTAGGCGGGCGAATCAGAGCAATTAAGGCGGCTAAGGCTGCGATGATTGCAGCAGAGACGGAAGTTAATCGTGTAACTCGTGCTTTTGAACAGCAAGAGACGGTAAGAGAAAAGGCTAACGATAAATTAGTTTTTGACAAAAAAATGGCTCTGCTAGATGCAGAACATCAAAAGACTTTAAAATTAAACAAAAAAGAAAACGATGCCGCGCTAAAAAGCTTTGATAATAGGCTAAGCGCACAAGCCAAGAAGAGGGCTGGTCAAGCAAAAGCACAGGCAGCTAGATCCAGGAAGTTTACAGATATTGCAACAGGCGCTGGCTTCCCACTTCTGTTTGGTGGCGGTCCAATTCAAGCATTAGCGGGGGGCCTTGGTGGAGCGGCTGGCGGATTAGGCGGAGCAATTGCTGCCAGCGCAATTACTGCACAGGTCGAAGCATTTGCAAAAGAAGCGGCAAAGGTTGGCCAAGCCTTGAACTCAACTAGCGGTGCGCTTGAGTTGGTGCGTGAGAAGTCACTATTCAGTAGTGAAGCAGTAAAAGAAAGAGCACTTCAGCTTGAAGAGCAAGGCAAGGTCGAAGAATTAGCGGCGTTGTTGACAGGTGAGTTGACTCAAGTAATTGGCAATGAAGGGGTTCGTTCATTGCAGCAGTTAGGTGATACTACAGATGAGACGACAAGACTTTGGAGTCAGTTGACGCTTCAATTACAGGCGTTAATAGCTGGTCCCTTAAATAATTTTCTAACTTTAATTAACAACTTTTTGGGCGAGCAGGGGAATAGAGCCCAGCTCTCTCTTTTAGAAAAAGATCTAGCAGGAACGAAGGCCGGTAGCAGTCTTGCTGCGGAAATAGAGCGTCTTCGCCCCAAGACTAAAGTTCTTCAGCAAGGCGAAGCACGAACAATACAAGGTGTTCTAGCCCCCAGCGATGTTGAAAATCTACTGAAAACATTTGGATCAAGTCGTCCTAAGCCTACGGCCTCAATTCCTGTTACTGCACAAGACCGAAGAGATTTTTCAACTAAAAACAACCGCCCCAAAAAAGACATTGTTCCAGGTTTAAAAATTCAAATACAGCTTCAAGAGCGTTTGCTTGCCCTTAATACTAAAATTGCGGAAGCAAAACGCAATGGAAACGAAGGAGCAGCAGCTGTACTTGAAGTTGAAAAAATCTTTGAACAAACGGCAGCTAATATAAATAAAATTAGAACCGAAGGGCTTAGCAAGGAAGCAGAAATTTTAAAAATTGAATCTGAACAGTTAAAAGGTCTTCAGAAAGTTGAAGCAGTCAACAACCGAATGAGAGATGCAACGGCTAAGGAAACAGAAAAAGTAGAAGAGCTTGTTGGGAACCTAGAGAACGAGGGAGCTTTAATAAAAGCCAAGTTAGCCGGTAGAGAAGATGAAGTTAAATTGACGCAAGAGATTGCTGAAAAAACCGAAGGGCTGGGGGAAGCAGACGCAAAAAGAGTTGCAGATTTGATTAGAGGCAATGCTGAGTTAACGAAGCAAGCTGCCATTGCAGATAAAATGCAGCAGATTTATGATCAGATCGGCCAAAGTATTGCTAGCGGTGTTGTTGACACGCTCAGTGCTGCAGTAGACCAAACTAAATCTCTTGCGGACGCTGCTGCAAACACGCTTCGCAACATCGCAAACATTCTTTTACAGCTTGGCATTAACACCGCTCTGCAAGGCACTGGACTTGGTATTTTCAAAAACCTTGGAGGTTTTGCCGATGGAGGCCGTCCACCAGTGGGTAAGCCTTCAATCGTGGGGGAACGCGGCCCTGAATTATTCGTTCCAAACACTTCTGGCACAATTGTTCCTAATAACAAGCTTGGCGGAGGTGGTGCGACAAACGTTGTCGTTAACGTCGATGCCAAAGGCAGTTCTGCTTCAGGTGACAGTGGTGCCGGTAAACAGCTTGGAGGGTTGATTGGAGCGGCTGTGCAGGCAGAATTGATCAAGCAACAACGACCTGGAGGCTTATTGTCC